GATCTACACTATCCTCTTCGTCGGCAGCGTCAGATGTGTATAAGAGACAGATATAAGTGTCATTGAATTTATTAGTTTATCACAGTTAATAAATTTATTAGTTTGTTGTAGCTAATAAAAACTGAAAATTCTAAAATTATAATTGTAAGATTATATAAATTTAGAATTTAAATCTGTTGAATAATATTAAAACAATGATAATGAGTATGAATTTCTAATAAAAATAAATATCATAAAAATAAGAAAAAGTATTGGGAGGAAATGAAAATGGCAAGAATGTATTATGAAAAAGATGTGGATTTAGAGGTTTTAAAAAATAAAAAGGTTGCAGTTTTAGGTTATGGAAGTCAAGGACATGCACATGCACAAAATCTTAGAGATAACGGTGTACATGTAATGATAGGTCTTTATGACGGAAGTAAATCAGCACAAAAAGCAAAAGAAGATGGATTTGAAGTTAAGAGTGTAGCAGAAGCTACAAAAGAAAGTGATTTGACAATGATGTTAATGCCTGATGAAAAACAAAAGAAAGTTTATGAAGAGAGTGTAAAGGATAACTTAAAAGAAGGTCAGACATTAGCTTTTGCTCATGGATTCAATATACATTATAATCAAGTACAACCACCAGAATTTGTTGATGTTGTAATGGTAGCTCCTAAAGGACCTGGTCACTTAGTTAGAAATGTATTTACAAAGGGAAGTGGAGTTCCTGCACTATTTGCAGTATATCAAGACTACACTAAAAAAGCTACAGAGACAGTTTTAGCATATGCAAAAGGGATAGGAGCAACAAGAGCAGGTGTTTTAGAAACTACTTTTAAAGAAGAAACAGAAACAGATTTATTTGGAGAACAATCAGTACTTTGTGGTGGAATAAGTGAACTTATAAAATTGGGATATAAAACGCTTGTAGATGCAGGTTATCAAAAAGAAGTAGCATATTTTGAATGTTTACATGAAATGAAACTAATAGTCGACCTTATATATGAAGGTGGATTTGAAAGAATGAGATATAGTATAAGTGACACAGCAGAATATGGAGATTATGTATCTGGTAAAAGGGTAATAACTGATGCTGCAAAACAAGGTATGCAAAATGTTTTAGAGGATATACAAAATGGAAAATTTGCAAAAGCGTGGATTAAAGAAAATGAAGAAGGACGTGAAAACTTCCTAAAAACTAGAGAAGAAGAATATAATACAGAAATTGCCGAAGTTGGTAGAAATCTAAGAAGTATGATGTCATTCTTAAAATAAATATATATTAAATGGATTAGTTTGAGGGAAAGAGTGGTGTATAGTAGTGCGTATGAATGGAGCAAAGGTAATTTTAGAATGTTTAAAGAAAGAGGGAATTGACACAATATTTGGATATCCTGGTGGAGCCGTGATACCTCTTTATGATGCTCTATACGATTATTCAGATGATTTTAAACATATAAGGACATCCCATGAACAAGGTTTAGTTCATGCTGCAGATGGGTACGCAAGAAGTACTAATACAGTAGGAGTTTGTTTTACAACATCTGGTCCAGGAGCAACAAATGCCATAACTGGAATAGCAACAGCTTTTATGGATTCTTCACCTATGGTTGTAATTTCAGGGCAGGTGCCAACTAGTTTATTAGGAAAAGATTCTTTTCAAGAAATTGACATAACTGGAGCAACATTATCTATGACAAAACATAATTATTTAGTTAGAAACACTAAAGAATTAGTTCCTACAATAAAAGAAGCTTTTAGAGTTGCAAATTCAGGTAGAAAAGGACCTGTACTTGTAGATGTTCCAAAAGATTTATTTTTAGCAGAAATGGATTTTAGTGGTGAGGACTATGATTTATGTCAAATAGATGATTATATGGATTATAAGAGTGATTTTGATCTAGATGATGAAACTAATATTAAGCTTTTAAATGAAGCAATAGATATCATAAAAGAATCTAAAAAGCCTGTAATATATGCAGGTGGAGGTGTTAAATCTTCAGACAGTGAGGAAATTCTTGAAAAATTTGCAACTAAGATAGATACACCTGTACTAAATACACTTATGGGGCTTGGAAATATAGATAGAAAGAATGAACTATCTCTTGGAATGGTTGGAATGCATGGAAGTAGAGAAAGTAATTTAGCACTTTCTAATTCAGATTTAGTGATAGCGATAGGTGCGAGATTTAGTGATAGAGTGATAAGTAAAAGTTCTGAATTTGCTAAAAATGCAAAAATAATACACATAGACATAGACCCATCTGAAATAAGTAAAAATATAGAATCTAATGTATCTTTGGTTGGAGATGTAAAGCTAGTCCTTAGTTTATTAATTGAAAGGGTTGAAAGTAAGAATAATAGCAATTGGAAAGAAGAGATAAAGAGATTTAGAAAGAGTGAGGGTGTACAAACATATGAATTTCATCCACAAAATATACTTAAAAAAATAAATGAAAAATATGAAACATTAAAGAAACCCACTGTGGTAGTAACTGATGTCGGTCAACATCAAATGTGGGCTGCTAAGTACTGGAATTTTAAAGGTAATAAAAGTTTTATAACATCAGCAGGGTTAGGAACTATGGGATTTGGTTTAGGTGCAGCTATTGGAACTAAAGTTGGTAATGTAGATAAAAATGTAGTTTTAGTCACTGGTGATGGAAGTTTTAGAATGAACTGTAATGAACTAGCTACAGTTGCAAATTATAATGTACCTATGCTTATTTTACTACTCAATAATAGAACATTAGGAATGGTAAGGCAATGGCAAAAGTTATTTTCCAATCAAAGATACTCTCAAACTGACATTAATGAAAATGTGGATTATGTTAAACTCGTAAATGCATATAATATTGATGGATATAAGGTATCCAGTATGGAAGAATTAGGAAAGGCGCTAGATATAATAGATTTTAATAAACCTGTATTTTTGCAATGTGATATAGATAAGGATTATGATGTTTATCCTATTGTAGCACCTAATGATGCATTGGAAAATTTGATATGTAACTAAAACTTATACTGAATATTGATAAAATTTTTTATTAAATTTTTATTGGTATTCAGGTTTTGTTTAGAGATAGATTGGCATTTTTTATTTTTGCAAATAAATCAATGACTATATAATTGAGAACTTATTAAATTTTAATTATACAATTTGGAATAGTATTACAACTTAAGTAAATATTAAGTTTTATTTGTTAGATTTATTATTAATACCTTATATTAGTTATGGTTGTTATATACTCTAAAGCCTTGAAATTACAAGTATATAGATGATTATATAAATTTGATAATTTTAGCTTTTAAAATAGATAAATTAGATTTTGCCACCCATTTGCCACCGTATTATATTTTTGGGTGGCAAACTCTAATTTGTAATTTTTTCAAATATATCTACAGTTTCATTTTTCATTTTATCAGTTACATGTGAATAGGTATCCATTGTAGTTGATAGTTGGCTATGGCCCAAACGGTTTTGTATGTCTTTAATGTTAGCACCATTTTCTAATAATAGAGTAGCATGTGCATGTCTTAAAGAATGAAAATGGAAGTCATTGTTTAAAGCTACTCGAATTTGTCTTACTATAGTGTCTAAAGTGTGAGTATTCACTTGTTGACCATTTTCTTTGGTACATACCCAGTCACTATCAAAGTAAAATTCTCCATATTTTAATTTCATTTTCTTTTGATATAATTTATGTTCTTTTAATGCCTTTATTAAAGTGTCACCTGTAAATATAGTTCTGCAAGAGCTTTCTGTTTTTGGTTGCCCTAATTCAAACATTCCATTTGGTTTTTTAATCAAAGTATGCTTTACTGTGATAGTTTTATTATCAAGGTCTATATTATCCCATTTTAGTGCAATAATTTCACCTCTTCGCATACCAGTATGAAATCCAATTAGTAAAACTATACGTTGAAATGAATCTTGAGGAAATATATTTAGTATTTGATTAAATTCTTCTAATGTAATAGTTTTAACTTTATTAGTTTCTGTTTTAGATTTAGTTTTTGGTATGCTTACATATTGCATAGGGTTTTCTCGTATGTGTTTGTAAGGATGGACTGCTGATTTTAATGACCTATGTAATATGGCTTTTAATACTTGTAATGTATTTTGAGAGTAATCCTCTTTGTACTTTTTGTTTATGAAGTTTTGTAGTATTGCAGGAGTTAAAGCTTTTACTTTGTAAGCTCCTAGCTTTGGTTTTATGTGTTTTTCTATGTTTATTCGGTAGCTTTCTTGAGTGTTGTATTTACAGTTAAGTAAGACATATTCTTTGTACCAAAAGTCTAAGTAGTCTGATAAACTGATGTTGCTTTCTTCAAATACTATGCCAGAGTTTTCATATTCATTTAGTGCTTCTCTTAAGGCTTTTTCGGCTTCTTTTTTAGTATTGCCTCCAACTCTTTCTACTTTTTTTCTTTTTCCTTCTACTATGCCTAGGTCAAAGTAGTAATACCATTTGTTACTTCTTTTTCTTACTCCACCTTTCATAATAGTATCCCTCCCTTTTAGAATGTATGTTTGTTTGGTGTTTATATAAAAGAGCAGATTAACTGCTCTTTATATACTTTTGTTATGTACAATATTATCTTAATTTTGTTTATCTGGTTTTCACTTAATCATTTTCTTAATATTCTTACAATTTTTTAGCTTTTATGTGTAGTTTATTATAATAATATTGAAATATATATTTATTAAGTAAAAAATCTATAAAAGTAGAATAAATGAGTTTAAAAAATATCCTCATATATGTAGAAATTTGGCAAATTAGTTAATACTAAAAATCTATTATTTCCTAAGTCCAACATGCTTTTCTTTTTTGATAGAAATTCTAATCTTTTTAGTAAGAAGTTGATGCTAACTTGTAATTCTTCAGCTATTTCGTATACACTTGTAGCGTGTGAATTAATAACATGTATTATTTCTTCTTCTGTTATAAGAAATTCACATGCCCATTTTAATGCTTTGTTTTCAGTTTTGTCTATCAAGATTTTATTTTTGTAACTGTTTTTTGAAGATACATAGTTCCCAACACTGGTAAAATGATGTCCTAATTCTTCTGCTAAGATTTCTATTAGTTTAGCATTGTTTTGTTTTAATGAATTAAGTAATGATATAATCTTTAGTCCTTGTCTGTTTATATACAATCCTTTTATGTCATCTGCTATTTTGTCAGTGTAGTAAATTTCTATCTCTTCATTATTTGCTAAGTCTAAAAGTGCGTCTAGTTTGTTCATTGAAATCCCCCTATAAAAAGAATGTATTTTTGATTTTTGTTATATATAAAGAGCAGGTGTGAACCGCTCTAAATATTCATTTTTTATCCAAAAAAGATTGGATAATTTTAGCTGTAGACAAAATATGGATTATAGTATATGATTATAATATAATTACATATAATATATGTAAGCACTTACAAATGTGTGTTAGTATAGTTAGCACTAAATTTGTATTTGTGCTTAAAGCGATTAAAGGAGTTTTGGAGCGGTGGGTAGAGTTTTACTCACTATAACCAAGACTCTTTTGCATATTAGAGTATTTCATGTAGTCATATATTCTAATAAGCCTTCTTAAATTTGTTTTTTCGCTTGTTTTTGCAGACTCTAAAATATTAGGATTTTCCTCAAATATTTTCTTAAGTAGATTTTCTAACTGTTCAGTGTCAATTTCTTTTTCTTCTAAAAAAGCAATAAGTCTTGTAGCTTTTTCAAATGATTGATGTTCATCATTCCAAATACCATAAACACTTCTATTTTTTATGTAAGTATTATTTCTATTTTTTTTAATACTATTGCTAATAATATTTTCAAAGTCACTTTCTAGTGCAATTGTCCTATAATCTGGAAATTCAAGTGTGCTATTAAAAAGATGTTTATTTAATGGTAATTTATTATATTGCTTAATTAAAGATGGATAAGCATATTCAAGTAATTCATCTGATGAAAATTCTAAGTCATTCATGACTATATCACGATACCATTCATCAAAACTTAATCCTTTTAATCCTTTAAGACCAAAATCACTTGCCTTGCCAACTGCTAAAACTAAATCTTCATCTTTTATTCTTGTATCATCAACACTACCAACCCGAATTTTAGCAGTAGGTTTGTTAGTAATTGTGAAATCGTAAAATTCTTGTTTGAACATTCTTAATATTCTAACTGGTAATTTTGATTTTTTTTCAGATAATGCCTCATAGAGTAAATTAAAATCCTCCAGTTTAATTTTAGTCATAGTAATCATTTTATTATCAAAAGCAATTGTATGACTTGATATTTCTATATCATTAAAGTTTTTTTCATACTCAATGAATATGAAACGTTCCTCGAGTTTTTTAGCATTTTCATTAGATAGACAATTAACTATAGCATTAAGTATTTTTTTTATATTTACATCTGTAACAGAGTAACCAATAAATATGATAGGAAACTCAACAAATATAGTCATTAGCTTAGCTGCCAAGTAGGCACTTTTGCTGTCAAAGTCTATATAATCAGCTTCATTTATTACAATACTATTTGGAGAAGAAACACATCCATGAATTTTATAAATTTCTGCAATACCTTGTATAGATGAAAAAACTAAATTTTCTTGACCTATATATGTTGTATAATTATCAACGATAGTTTCCAAAAAACAATCATAATTTGTTGTAATAAATCCTGATAAACTTTTTTTAGAGATATTACTAAGTTTTTCAACTTCATCTTGATATTTATCTACTATTTTAGAATTATTTTTAATATACATAGCAATTTCTGCCTTAAATGGAGAAACTCCTGATTTAACAATATCTAAATACTTAGAGTCTAAGCTTCGTATAGAAGAATCTGAAAACCATTTTTTATTAAAATCATTTTCAATAAGTTCTGCAATTCTAGGATTTATACCCATTTTTGGGTTCTCTGATTTTGCTTTATTTTTATAACTTGTATATATAAAGTCATCATTACTAATTTTTTCTGCAAAGACTTTTAGTAAATCCTCCCAATTTGGAAGATTATAGTATCTTCTAGTTAAACCAGAACCAACAAATAAAAATGGTGTAGCATTAAATCGGTTTATGACATCTGATATTATAGATTTCATATAATTTATCACCTACTTTTAATTTATTTTTTATACTTATTTATTAAAAATTCAATATAATCATTGAGTTGTTCTTGAGCTTCCTCTGGTAAATCTTTGTGAGGATTAACTCTATGTGCAGCTACAGTGTCTATATCATTTTTTACAATAGACCTACCTAATAAATAATCAGTAGTCACATTAAATATTTCAGCAAGGCTAGATAACATATAAGCATCAGGAACTGTCTTTCCTTGTTCATAATAACCATAAGCGCTTTTGGTTAAGTTTAATTTATTTGCAACATCTTCTTGAGTCATATTTTTTTCAGCTCTAAGTTCTTTTAGTCTTTTTTGAAATAATGTATTATTACAAGAAGTTTTGCTAGAAATATTGCTTGCTTTATTATCATACCTACCTATTAAATAATCAACAGTAGTGCCAAAATATTCAGCTAAACTAGATAACATTTCTGGGGTAGGTGTTCTTTTACCTTGTTCATAAAATCCATATGCACTAGTAGTTATGTTAAGATAGTTGGCAATTTCTTTTTGCATTACACCTTTTTCTTTCCTAAGAAATTTCAATCTATCTGATAAAATGCTCATATAATCACTCCTCTTAATAAAGTTGCCTTTATTAAATAATACAACAAATAGTTGTAAAATGAAATAAAAAAATAAAAAAACTATTTACAAACAACATATAGTTGTGTATTATATAAGTATAAACAACAAAATGTTGGTAAGGAGGATATAGCTTGAACAATCTAAAGGAACTTAGGACAGAAAGGAATTTAAAGCAAAAAGATGTTGCATTAAAAGTAGGTATAACTACTAGTTATTATGGAATGATTGAAAGTGGAACAAGAGTACCAAGTTTAGCAATAGCAATAAAATTATCTAAATGTTTTGGAGTATCAATAGAAAAAATTTTTTTAAATACAAATACAACAAGATGTTGTTTAAAAGAGAGGAGTTAAATATGAAAGATTTAAAAATAGTAAAAGTTAATAATAAACTAACAACTGACAGTAGAGATATAGCTCTAATGGTTGAAAAAGAACACAAGATTTTACTAAGGGATATAAGAAATTATATAAACCAAATGGAAGAAGCCAATAAAAACATGAGTACAGATTTGTACCCATCTGATTATTTTATTGAAAATACTTATTTAGATGATTATAAAAGAGAGAAGCCATGCTATGCAATAACAAAGATAGGTTGTGACTTCATAGCAAATAAAATGACAGGCATAAAAGGTACGGCATTTACAGGAATATATACAAAAAAATTTGAAGAAATGGAGCAAGTATTAAAAAATGAACAACCTAAACTACCAACTACATATAAAGAAGCATTACAACATCTTATAGAGCAAGTAGAAGTAAATGAGAAATTACAACTAGAAGGAAAAATGAAAGACCAAGTAATAAAAGAACTAAAACCAAAGGCAGATTATACAGATATGATACTTAAAAACAAAGGACTTGTCACAATAACTCAAATAGCAAAAGACTATGGAATGAGTGGAAAAGAAATGAATAAAATACTTCATGAAAGAGGGATTCAATATAAACAAAGTGGACAATGGCTTTTATATAAACAACACCAAGGGAAGGGATACACTCATTCAGAAACAATAGACATAACTAGAAGTGATGGAATGACTGATGTAAAAATGACAACTAAGTGGACTCAAAAGGGAAGATTGTTTTTATATGACTTATTAAAAGTAAATAACATATTACCAGATATAGAAAAAGAGTATAGTTATCAAACTTCAATGTTATGTTAGTACTTTGAAAAATAAATACAGAATATTCAAAAAGAGGTGATTTAAAGGTTGAGTAATAGAAAGAAGTATACCTTGAGTATTACGAAAGAATTATACAATAAATGTAAAGAAAAAGCTAATCAAAGAGGTATGTCAGTGAATGATTACATACTATCAGTGATTAGCAAGAGTATATAAATTATTCTTCAATATTAATTTTAATTTCTCCTTTTCTTTGCTCATAATCTTCAATATGTTTTTTTATTATTTGTTCAATTTCCTTATTAGCAGAACGACCTTCGCTTTCAGCTATATATTTAATTTTTTCAAGCAGAACTCTGTTTATTCTTAAAGTGTATTTAGGTAGTGAAGTTGACATAATAATACCTCCTTTTTAAAGTCTAAATGATGTCATAATTATATCATAAAAATAATTTATAGAAAATCTATAAAATATATTGACGGCATAAAGACGGCGTGATATTATTAAAACAAGAAAGGGGTTGACGGCAAAATGAACTCAAATAAAAAGAGAATAACTGTTAGGATGCCAGAAAAATTAAATGAAGAAATAACGAAAAAATCAAAATACTTAGGGTTAACTAAGAACTCATTTATATTAGATATACTATGGAAGGAATTTGAGTTATTAGAATATAGAAGTTATAAAAAGGAGGTAGATAAACATGAATAACTTACAAGTAATAGAAAGAAATAATGAGAGAGTTCTAACTACACAACAATTAGCAGATGTATATGAAACTGACTCAAGAAATATAAGTAACAATTTCAACAATAACAAAGATAAGTTTATTGAAGGTAAACATTATTTTTTATTGCAAGGTGATGATTTAAAGAATTTTAAAGGCATTCATACAGAATATGAAAACCTAAAATTTGCTTCAAAAATGTATCTTTGGACTGAAAGAGGAGCAAATAGACACTGCAAAATATT